GCGCGAACAAAATATCATTCTTCTCAGCCTGAAGCATTTGCATCCTGAGGTCCCGCTGAGCCTCCGAGAGACCCTTGATGCTGCCTGATGCCCGATCGACCGATGCACTGAAACCGTCATACTTGACCGAAAGTCTTGTGATGAGATCTTCCGCCTCATCCATCTGTTGATTGTTGAGACGCTCCTTCTCTGCCAATTCTGACAGCCGATCCATCGCCGCCCGATCTTCCGATCGCCGAGCCCGGTTGGCTTCGAGCAATTGGCGCTGACTGTTTGCCAATGCAACCGTTCGATTTGTCCACATTTCAAAGAGAGCCACGGCTCCGGCTACGCCGACAGCAATAGCCCCGATCGGATGAGCCAGAACCAACTTCGACAAAACCTTATATGTCTTGATGAGCGTTCCGAGCGTCGTGACCAGCTTGCCGACAACGATTGCGCTCGCTCCCAGGGCAATCATGCCAGCGGTGATCTTGGCGACGGTGACGATGGCCTCGCGGTTCTGCTGAATCCATCCGGTTGTCTTGGCGGCGAGGATCTGCAACTGCTCGGCCCAATCTTTCAGGATCGGGGCCAGCCCCTCGCCTACGGCGATCGCCACGCCCTCCACGGCCGACCAGAGCTTGCGAAGGCTCCCGCCGATGCCCTTGTCCATCGTCTTGGCCGTGCGATTAGCTGTACCGTTCGCATTGTCGATCGCTTCATTAAGCTGGGTAAAACTGGCAGCCGTCAACTTGATACCCCCGGCGACGGCTCGCTTGCCGAATAGCTGGTTCATCATGTCCATAGCTTCCGGGCGCGGCATGTTGGCAAGCTGTGCACCAAGATCACTGAGGATATCGCCCAGGCCGCGGAAATCGCCCTCGGCATTAGTCACTGCCACGCCCAATCCTTCGACCTGTTTGCGGATGTCAGCCTTCGACAGTTGCAGCATAATGTTCTTCAGCGTCGTGCCTGCCTGGCTGCCCTTGATGCCGAAGTTCGCCAACGCCCCCAGCGACTTGGATGTCTCTTCGAGACTCAAACCGAAGCTGTCGGCGACCGGAGCGGCGTATTTCATCGCCTCGCCCAATTCTTCCAGCGTCTGAGCGGAATTGTTGGCCGTGGCGACCATGACATCGGCCACACGAGTCGTGTCTTTCGCCTCCAGCCCGAAACTTCGCAGCGATGCTGAAGCGATGTTAGCGGCTTGTGCGATGTCCGTACCCGTCGCCCTGGCCAGGTCGAGCATTGAAGCAATGGACGCGTCAATCTCACTGGTTGAAAACCCGGCCCGGCCAAGCTCGGTCATGGCCCCAGCCACCTGGGCGGCGGTAAAACTGGTTGTCCGCCCGAGCAGTTTGGCCTTGTCGGTGAGTCGGTCGAACTCAGCTCCCGTCGCTCCGGTGACCGCCTGGACGGTTCGCATCTGGTCATCAAATCCCGCGAACACCTTGGTGGCAATCGCCATCGGCGCAGCCATCGCCAGGCCGATGTTCCGGACCTGACGGCCGAAGGCCTGAAGCTTTGCGGAGGCCCGACGCAGACCGCGCACCAGCTTCGTCTCATCGGCGAAGAGCTCAATGAAGGCTTTGCCTGCTCGGATGGATCCCGCTGAAGCCATTATGTCGTGTCCTTTATGCTGTCTCGCCACACCGTCGGCATCTGGTCCAGTTCCTCATGCATCGCCGGCCGCATGAAGGGACGGGGTCGATACCCGCCGCCGCCATGTTCCAGCTTGCTCACACCTCGCTTACCGAACGGAATCGGCCCGACCACCACCGATCCCGATGCAGGGCTGTAGCTGAAGAAGATCAATCCCTTCAATGGATTCCGCCCGCTGCCCAGATTGCTCCGCCGGTGAAGTCTCGGGGGCTCGCCGGGTCGAGAGGTGATTTCCGGACGACGCGGCCTGGGCAAACCCTTGGCCATGGCATGAGCCTTGAGATCTTCATATCTCTGACGCTCGCGATCGGTAAGCTCAGAGACTTTCTTCTGCCTGGCATATTTCAAACTGCTCCTGGCCCGTCGTCGAACATAAGCGCCCATCCGGCCCAGGTTCCGCTTCTGGGCCCGCTCGACGGCATCCATGACCCGGCGACGGTCAAAGAATAAGCTGGAGACGCGCATCATGGACCTGCTGCCACGACCGCCGGTGCCGCGAGACTGCCGTGTTTCCATCATGCGTTTCATCAAGCCCATGGCGTTGCCTTCTCTAGTCGTTCGGGCCGGGGTCTGGCAGAGCGTACCAGCCTGCGGGGATGTCGATCACACCGGGGTAAGGATTGCCATCGGCATCCATGATCCAGACCTCAGCATTGCGCACTCGCTCGCGAATACGTACAGGCTCGCCGCTGGGAACGTAGATCACATCCTTCTGGCGGTGGCAGCCAGGCAGGCAGACCGCACCCGCCAGGACCGCCGCCATGAGAGCGACGGCCCAGCGGGAACGGACCTTATCTTCTAGCCGCTTGCGAAGCTCCGGTTGTCGGGCCGATTCCTCGGCCGTCGCCGGCTCACGATCGATGATCGCCGGCAGAAGAACCCGCAAGACCGCGATGATGAGTTCAATCACCCACTTCATCGTCCTCGGCCTCCGTGGCTGGTTGCGTTGCACTGACAGGACTGCAAGCCTGCACATCAGGACAGGCAATCTTCAACTCCTGCGTAGTCTCCAGACCTTTGTCGCTGTAGCCTTGAGAATTGGACCCGGCTACGCTTACCGGTCCGCTGCCTGGAGCGGCGATAATGTACTGCCCGTTGCATCCGCCAAGACAGACCATCATGCTCAGCAAAAGCAACGCCGCGACCTTGCCGGCTTTGCTCAATGCACCAGTGGCTTCGAGCTCCGCATGCTTGATCTGGATGCCTTCTTTCAGTTGCCGTTTTAGCTTCGCATCGGGCTCTTTGCCATGGGCCTTGTAGTAGATATGCACTACCCATCGCAGGGCCGCGTCAAGGCGCTGCAGGCTCTTGTTCGGCGTGTCGTCGGGGATTTCCTTCTCGGCCCACTTGACGGCCGAGATGATGCTGCCCTCGTAGGCCTTCCACGCGGGTTTGCTCGCGTAGAGCTTGTTGAGGCCCCACAGCAGCAATGCTGCCAGCGCCGTGATGCCGGCCGGGGAATTGAGAATGCTCCACACCACGTTGATGATTCCGTTCCAGTTCATCGTTCGCTTCCTTTCTCGACCTTGCCAAAGGCCTGCTTGAACACGTCTCGCATTTCGCCGATATTGCTTTTGTTCACCCGCATGCCTCGGCTTTGAGCAAACGGATTGAAATCCGCCGGCGTGAACTTTCGACCTTTGCCTGCATGGCACTGGGCGACAACCGCCATCAGCATCGCTGCCCGGTTCCAGTCATCACGGGCCCGGCCTTCGGTCATCCAGACCAATTCCCGCAACGTCAGGGGCTTGGGGTCGATTCCGACGATTCCGGCAAGTCGCCAGACATCGCGCCATGGATTGCCGCCATGGCGTCTACCGCCTCGATCTTCCGGGCAGCTTCCGCCACGCCCGCGGCGATGATCGCTGCCTGCTTCGTCACCGCGATCGAGCGATCGGTCCGGCCGCGGCTCCGGAAAAAATCCGACAGTTCGTCATAGAACGCTGCCGTCGCATTCAGCAGCGTTTGACCATCGAATGCATCAAACACCTTCTGTTCGGTAGTTATCTGATGCTTCTCGAACTGACCCCGCAGCAGGATCAGGAGGATTCTGCCCAGCAGCAGTTCGTCTGTGCCAATTCGCGTCAACAGCGGTGGGTCGCCCTGTTCCGGCTGCAACAGATCGATGCCCAGTTCGTTATTGATGGCCATTGCCGACCCGAGCGTCATGCAGATTTCCCAGCTTCGATCTTCGGCATCGGTGAATGATTTCATGCTCCACCTCAGATCGAGATCAGGGCGTAGTCCACATCAGCGTAATCAGCGCCTGCATCGATGGAGACCTTATTGTCGCCATCGCCATATACGGCGTTGGGCCACGGCCCCAGCAACGCGGTCTCGCCGGCGGCGACGCTGATGGACTTGTCATCAACGGCTTCGCCATCAACGGTCTTGGTCGTGGTTACAGTCAGCGTGATGGCGCCGACTCCACTGTTCACGACCAGCAGGGCCTCTTTGCCGGTCGTGACAAAGTCGTCGCCGGCATCGCTGGACGTCGTGAAGGTCAAATCGTTGGCCGCTCTGGCGGCGGCCTGCTTCGTCAGTGTTGCCATTGGATTGCTCCTTAGGGTTCAGGTTCGTTTTCAGGGTCTGCACGGTCACGGCTTCATCGTCGTTATGAAACCTCGTGCCACTCGACCCAATTGTTGAGCTTCACCGAAACGTCGGCGAGAATCGCTTCTTCCAGGCTTTCGTTCCTGGAGAAGTTTGTCACGGCAAAATCGCCGAGCGGGCCTTGTGCTCCGGTGACGTCCCGCTTCTGGTCAAGTATGGCCAGCGCGACCGTTCCGGAAGTCAAAAAGGCGGTCTTGATCGCCTCGAACACCGCATCGCCCGGCTTCCAGACCATCTGGAACTCAGCGGTGCACTCCCGCAACGTCGGGGCCGTCGCTCGCCATCCGGAATTGCCGCGCGTGGTGATGTCGGCTTCCCCGGCTTCAAGGTTCAGCGTCACGTCGCGGACGTTATCGACTTCGCTCATGCTGTTCGGGTCAGTCACTCCAGCCGCGGCCTGGTAGAGTCCTGCGTTCATGCCCAATACGAATTCTTCACTCATGATTCAGCTCCTTCTGATTGTCCGGCCAGCGTCCTGCCGGCACGTGATTTACAGCTTCGTTGCTTGGTTGCTTGGTTAACTGGTTCCTTCGTCTACAGTTTCGCCCTGCGGTCATTACATCATCACTTCGTTCGGCGTCGGAATCAGGTTTTGTTCTCGGGCGGCGGCCTCGGCCAGCACGGTCGTCATCAGCGGCCGGATCACACAGCCATCAACCCGGGCAACGCCGCTGAATTGGTCGATGTTGTCCTGGACCGCATCAACCGCCCAGTGAAGGCTGTGTCGCATGGCCGCTATCAGCCTGAGTCGTTCGGCGGGGTCGGACGATTGTCCGTCAATCGCCGCCTGCACGCGGTCGGCGAGGAATCCTTGGATTGCCGATGATTGTTCGTCGGTCAGTGTAGGTGAAACATACAGGGCTGTCTCATCAAAGGGACTCGTCATAATCCGTACCTTCCTTTTTCAAGATTGAAATTGATTTTTGGTTCGTCTATGGTCCATGGTCGCTTGTAGATTCTTATGTTGTCTATTGAGCCGTCGAATAGGCTAATCCCTGCCAGATTTGCCCCGATGTATAGTGGGTTCGCCCCTCCGGTACTGGGGGTGAGATTACTCGGCGTGCTATTAGACAGTTCGCCGTTGAGGTATACTTTTAATGCGTGCCCATCATAAGTTCCAACAATGAAATACCATGTATCCGCTGCTAATACTTCAGCGATTTTGGATTTTACCCATGTGTTACCTGACTTGTAAGCAAATGCTTGTGCAAATTCAGAGCTCGTGTGGTCCCAGCTAAAAATGTAGTTTCCCGTCCCAGTTGTGCTGGGTACTTTTGTAATCGTTTGCACAACAGATGACCCGTCAGGTGCAGCATTGCCGCGAACCCAGTGGACAACTGTAAATTGCTCCAAGTCTTGGCTGTCATCATCAGCAACAGTGACATAACCGTCCGTCCCGTCAAACACCATTTCTTTGCCGACGATGACTCCGCCGTTTAGGGTCGTTTCATGTCGATAACGTGATTTATCTTTTCCATCGCCAGCAACGTGCAAAACCAAATCATCGTCGGGAATGCCCTGCTGGTAGATGTATTGTCTTTCAGATTCGGATAATGCTCGATTGAAAACCATTGCTTCTTTGATGGGACCGTCCCAATTCGTTGTTCCAACCGTTGGATGTGTCCCTAGTAAAAACGCAGAAAAGCTATCTTGGTCAAGGCTCCCGGCGACTGGTGTGGTATCGGATAATACGTTGTCTACATATAACTCCAGGCCACTGCCATCATAGACTATCAAATAATGATGGAAGCAGTCATCAAGACTAACACCCGTCTCCACATTGATGTCTGTGCCTTCAGCCCCGTCAAGCCTAGCCTGCCCTGTAATATATCCAGTAATATTATTGTAATACAGGGCAAATGTCCCGGCAGAAGTATTCGCCCGGTTCAATAAGAATATATTGTTCGAGGCCGTCAACGACGTGACGTTGCTCTGAGCCCACAATGAGACGGACATCTGCGGAGTGTTTAGCGATGCATCCGTGCCTACGTCCACATCCCCCGTTCCGTCCAACACAAACGCCCCGTCTCGGTCAACGTAGGCTCCGCCTTCTAGCGTGCCGTGGTTGCCATTGCCCGACACGTCATCCGCATTGTCGCCGCGCTGGAACCCCCACGCCCCGACCAGACCATCCGTGATCGGCGGGCGCTTGAGGGCGATAGGCTGCTCTGGCGGACGGCGATGTGTCTGCGTGACGGTCATCAATTACCCCCGTAGTACTTGACGGTGTACGTGCCGTCCGTTCGCGCAGACAGATTGGCCCTGATATATTTGAACCGGCCTTCCAGCTGCGTCAGCGTGCTTCCGTTGCCGGTAATGGCGTCGGAGTCCACGGTGACCCAAGTTGTCCCATCGAGCGAAACCTGGAAATCGACCGTTCCGCCAGTTGATACCGATGACGCCGTGACGACGAAGGTGTGGTGCAAAACCGATGACGCATCCTGAGTACTGGAGGCTCCAGTCGCGGTGACGGCATCCAGCAAAGTAGCCTCGACCTCAGTCGCCATGTACGACGCGACCTCGTTGACCTGGAGGGCATTGAGCCCGGAATTATATCCGGCAATGACCTGCCTGCCATATTCGTCCAGCCACATACCGACAGGGTCGCCGTCAGACACAGCGGCCGGCGTGCCCGTCTCCGCGACAAACCGCAGGCCCGTCG